AGTTCGGCGACAAGTGGAAGAAGGGAGTCATCGGCACGGCCGGCTTCTCCAAGAAGCTGGCGGACGAGACCTGGGACCAGCTCTGCACCTTTGGCATGTGGGCGTTCAACAAGAGCCACTCGGTGGCGTACGGGATCATCTCGTACTGGTGCTGCTGGCTGAAGGCCCACCACCCCCTGGAGTTCTGCGCCGCCACTCTGGACGCCCTCCAGGACCCAACCAGGCAGATCGACCTGCTCCGGGAGCTCGACCGAGAGGGGATCCGGTACGTGGCCGTGGACCGGGACAACTCCGAGGATCGGTGGGTGGTCAAGGGCAAGGTGCTGGTCGGCCCCTTAACCAACATCAATGGGATTGGCCCTGCCATGGTCATGAAGGTCATGGACGCCCGCCGGGCCTGGGCCTGGTGGAAGGGCCTGACCGACGGCCAGAGGGACCTGGTCATCCCCCGCCTCCCATCGGCAGCCCGCTACCTGGGGGCGAAGGGCTGGATGGACCTGCTCACCCCCTCCTCGAGGGAGAAGCTGGAGGGCGCCATCACCCCGATCGACAGCCTGACCCCGATCCAGGATGCCGCGATCCGCACCCCCGGCTGGGCAGACATCGTCACCGAGCAGACCAGGGTCGGGGACCTCAAGCCGGGGAGGTTTGCCATGATCATCGGGAGGGTGACGAGGCTCTCGCCAAAGAACGAGAATGACCCCCAGGCCGTCAGCAAGCGGGGAGGGTACAAGCTCGACGGGCCGGTAGAGTCGTTGAACCATTTAGTCCGGGAACGCGTTCATCGAGAACGGGGTCGATGCCATCTACGCGATCAAGGGCAATGTGCCACCGGACTTCCGGATGCTCAAGGTCCAGGACGTCAAGTGCCTGTGGAGGAAGGGCGAGTGACCGCGGAGAGCATGGTCGCCAAGAGACTGAGGGAGAGGGTGGCCGGCCTTCGCCTTCTGCTCGAGGAGGAGAGGAGGAAGGAGGCCGAGGCGGTCTTGATTAAGTCGGTCCCCGATGGTCACTGGAAGGAGCGCCACGCCCTCGAAAGGAGAATCGCCATCATTGAGAATGTGATCGAGGCTCTGGACCACTTTTCCGATTACCCCTGAATTCGTGCGGTAATCGCGACGATTGCGACATAGGAATATATTGACAAAACGGCACGAACGATCCCGGACGCATATAGGTACGCAAAACTGCTAGTTGCGTTCTATGACCGTTTATTTGGGTTTTAGACGCAACCCGGTTTTTGGCCCCATTCCGGGCCCCCCTCCCCTCCCCTAGATCCGTGCGTTATCCCCAGCCCTTTAGGGCTGCCTCAAAAAAAGTCGAAATAAACGCACTCAGGCTCTTTTCTTTTTGTCTTTCATCGTCTATATAGAGGGGGAAGGAGACAAGAGGGACCAAGAGGCCCTCACACCCTGGGTGCCCGGGATCAGGCACAACGTCCGGTAGGACCGAAATACCTTCGAACCTGGAGGTAGTACCCCGAGAGGGGGAGTGAGCCAGGGGAAGAAATGAGGGTCGAGGTTCTGGTTTCCGGCGAGACCGAGCAAGCGGTTTAGGGGCGGGGTCCAAACCTCCCTACGCTAGGCAGCCGGCGACAAGAGAAAAGAAAGCTCCCCTCCCCCAGCTAGGGGGAGGGGGAAGCTCTAGGCCCTCCCCTAAGAGAGAGAGCCTAGACCTTCCCCCTGGAAGGACCAACCCTCAACCAAATCAAAATCAAAGGAACAAGACAATGACGAAGCTCACCACCATGCAGTACGCCCTCATGAACCGCATCGCCCATGACCAGTACAACACCACGAACGGCGCCACCCCGACCAAGCATACGGACGTCAACTGCTGGCTGTTCGCTGACGAGTTCGCCGCCGACCTCGGCCTGACCGAGAAGCAGGTCGGCGGCCTCCTGACCACTCTCCAGGAAGCCGGTCTGATCGAGATGCACATCGACAAGAAGAAGACGACCAAGAACCACACCAACGAGAGCAGCGTGTGGTTCACCGAGGAAGGCTTCCAGGCCTGGAAGGAAGCAGCCCACGACGCCGGAGACGCGGCCAACAAGGTTGGCCCCAAGAAGAAGGTCGCCAAGAAGGCGGTTGTCGAAACCAAGAAGGAAGAGACAGTGACGAACAACGTGATCGACCTCCTCGCCGCCCGCGAGGGCAGCCACAAGCGCATCGCCGCCCAGACCCTCCTCAAGAGAGAGGGCAAGGCGATCACCATGGCCGACCTGGCCAAGGCAGTCTACGGAGAGCCGGAGTTCACCGGTCAGGTCGGGATGGTGCTCAAGGGCATCGCCAAGGCCATCGAGGTCCAGGGCCTGGCCCTGACCCTGACCAGAGAGAAGGGCAGCGTCACCCTCTCCTCCCTCGAGCCCAAGCCGGCCCCGGCCAAGAAGAGCCGGGCCAAGAAGGCCGCCTAGTCACCCAGCCCCTTCCCTCTCCTCGAGGGAAGGGGCATCGTCGTCAGAAACAACAACCAACCAAAGGAACTTTCGAAATGACCGACAGCATGGACAAGATCATCGCCCGGGTGCAGAAGCTGCTCAACCTGGCCGGCAACAACCCCAACGAGAATGAGGCAGCCGCGGCGGTAGAGAAGGCCCACGCCATCCTCGCCGAGCACAACCTCGACATGGCCCACATCAAGGCCTCCTCCCTGGACAAGGAGCCGGAGGACATGCTCCGGACCAACCTGGACATCGAGACGAAGATCAAGATCAAGTCGTTCTCGTGGCTCTGGAACGCTGTGGCCAAGGCCCACTTCTGCAAGCTCTACCAGCGGACCAACCACAAGGGTCACAAGGTCTACACCTTCGTGGGTCGGAGGATCAACACGATCGTCGCCGCCCAGATGGCCCAGTACCTCTCGACCACCGTGTGGCGGCTGATGAGGGAGGAGGCCAAGAGGGTCGAGGCAGAGCGCCCGGGCGCCGGCTTCAAGCCCACCGGGGCACTCAACTCCAACTTCGTGACCAACTTCGTCGAGGGTGCGGTTCACCGGCTGATGAAGAGGCTCAAGGAGATGGAGACGAGCGGAGCCCAGGAGAACGCCCTGGTGCTCTACAACGCGGACGAGGCCAAGCTCAACGAGGCATACATCCGGGAGCAGCTTGGCATCCGCCTCCGGGCAGGAAGGAACTCTGGCAACGCTCGGCACAACTCCGACGCCTACGCCAGGGGAGACAGGGCCGGTGGGAACATCAGCCTCAACCAGCAGGTCTCCGCCTCCTCCCCCAAGCCGGCGGTCGGCAACACGAGACTGCTCAAGTGAACGAGCTCCTCGTTGCTCTCTGGTGCATGGTCCCGGTAGCGACCGGGGTCATGCTCTTCTTAATCGCCCTGATGATCGGGGCATAACCCAAAGGAAAGGAACTACGGAAATGGACGATCTAATAGGCCGGCTCGAGAAGCCGGAGGACGCCCAGCGGTTCATCTTCGCTGGCAACGCCATCGTTACGCTCAGGTCGGTCAAGACCGGGACAAGGTTCACCTACAAGATCGCCAAGAAGGAGGAGGAGGGCAAGAACGACGTGTTCTTCGTCAACCTCCTCTCCGGCCCGGACAACACCTCCGACTACATCTACCTCGGATGCTTCTGGGGAAGGGACAGGGCCTGGCGACACGACAAGAAGGAGCGCGTGGCCTACGACGCTCCCTCTGCCGCCGCCTGGCGCTTCTTCATCAAGCAGCTCGATGGACTCTCCTTCCACGAGGCCTTGGAGGTTTGGCACGAGGGAAGGTGCTGCCGCTGCGGCAGGCTCCTGACCGTGCCCGAGAGCGTCAAGTATGGCATCGGACCCGAGTGCGCGGGGAAGATGGGCCTCAAGTTCAAGGCCGAGGCCGTCCAGGACGAGTTCGATGCGGCGGCGCCAAGGAAGGCTCCTCCCCCGCACCCGGACCTCCGGCTGATTAAGGGAGACGAGTCATGAGCGAGATCCGATACGTGGAGGTGACGCGGAGGCGCCGCCCCAACCACATCCTTCACCTTCTCCTCTCCCTCGTGACCCTGGGCTTCTGGCTCCCAGTCTGGCTCCTCCTCTCCATCTTCATGGGAGGGAGCGAGACCCTGGGGAGCAAGCCCCGCCTGATCATGGCCGCCGTGGCCATGGTCATCATCTACATCTTCACCCGATAACCAATAAGGAACGAAACGAAATGAGCAGAACCATCCTGGCCCGCGCGGCCCTCCCCTCGAAGAGGGGGAACCAAGAGGCCGACATCATCCTGGTCGCCCTCGATCACAACGAGGTCACCCCCTACGTGACCTGGCAGCACAACCTCGAGGACGAGTCGACGTACTGGGGCCACTACCACGCCACGTACTCCGAGGCCCTGACAGAGTTCCACGAACGCTGCCGGAGAAAGGGAGCCTTCGTATACGAGAGCGCCCACGTCTGCGTGGCTCGTCCATCCTTTGAGGAAGCATGAAGCGAAACCTCCCTCGAGGGAGGTCACCCGTGACCATGGCTGGCCGGGTCTGATGAGCAAGCCCAACCCTAAAGGAACTAACAAGTGACGAAGATGATAAGAGCGGCGATGGCGGCCTGCGCGGCCCTCGCCCTCACTTCAACCGCGCAGGCAATCGAAATCTATCCGATGAAGGAGTTCTCGACGAGCATCTACATCACCGGCAACATAGAGTACGGCGACGAGGCCTTCCTGCTCAAGGTGCTCCAGGAGCGCCAGGGCAAGGGACAGGCCACGGAGTTCGCGGTGCTCAACTCCCCCGGAGGCAATATGCACGCCGGCATGGAGATGGCCCTGCTCATGAAGGGCTGGGGGATCAAGACGGTGGTTGGGGCAGATGAGGCGTGTGCCTCCGCCTGCATGCTGATGTACGCCGGAGGCGTCCAGCGCTATGCCTGGCGGGGAGCCCTGCTGGGGGTCCATGGAGCATCGACCACCATCAACGGCTACACGGAGGACACCGGAGACGGCACCGTGAGGCTGGCCAAGATGATGGCCTTTCTTGGGGCTCCCGACTCGGTCATCGCCCTCCTGGTGGTCACCTCCTCAGACGACATGACCTGGCTCGACAACCAGGCAGTCCAGGGCTGGGTTCAGCTCCTCGATCCTCGCAACGAGCAGAGAGAAGAGCAGCAGACCACGACGACGACGACGACGACGACCGGCAACAAGAACATGACCTGTCGATCGACCGAATCAGGGATCGTCTATCAGGTCACGCTCGGAGACGCGAACATCGTCGTCAACGGCAAGCTCTATCAGGTCAACGAACAGCACGCCGCCACCAAGGAGACTGGGGCGTGGGTGGCCACCGGGCCGACCCGGTGGGGCAAGTACGGGGCAGTGTTCTACGGTCCCAATCCGAGAATGGCATTCATCAACACCAAGGGCGAGAAGGCAGTGGATCGCTGCTGGTAGCCCACAACCCTCAAAGGAAAGAAAGTGACGAAAATGAGAAACTCAATCGTAGCGGCGTTCGGCGCCGTGTTCGCAGTCGCCATCCCCCAGAAGCTCATCGTGTTCCTGGAGACCCCCTCCGCTCACGCGGGCTTCGTCAAACCAAACGAGCCCGCGGCTCAAAAGGGAGACAGGCTGGTCAGGGCCGGGGTCATCGGCCCCGTCCCCTCCTACGCCCTGACCCTGACCCACGCCAACGGCCTGACGACCAAGGTAGTGGAGGGCCAGCCATACGCCGACTGCCGGATCCTGGCCTCGGCCTACGTCAGCGAGAACAACGTGCTCATCGTCCAGCAGCCGCTGGGCAATGTCCGCGTAGTCCCGATGGACATCAAGGTGTCCTGCGTAATCGACGGGGTCCTGCCCTTCCCTCCAGTCCTTCCGGAGACGGCTCCCCTGCCGACGCCCAGGGACGAGAATGCCCCATCGTTCTAAAAAAGTGAAACCTCCCCTCGAGGGGAGGTAGTCGCGGGGTGGTGCCCGCGGCCTGAAGATCAGCCAAAAGGAAAGGAACCCAAAATGGCGATGACTACACGAGACCATTACATTCTCGCTCAGGCCCTCTACGTGGCCTCGAGGGAGATGGCCAAGGAGAAGTGGCCCGAGCTCTCCAACATCGAGGACATGAAGCGCCTGCTCGACGAATACTTCCCGAGCTTCAAGGCAGTGTTCGAGAGCCAGGAGAGGAACCGGGCAGAGGCGATCGCGGCCTCCGACAAGGAGACTGCGGAATGACCTGGACCCTGGAGACGAAGGAGGGGCGCGCCTACGCGGGGCGCCTCATCAAGGAAGTGCTCAAGGTCATCACCGGCGACGAGCCGAACATCGAGACCGGGGAGGGAGAGGGACAGGGGGAGGTATCCTTCGAGAACCTCTTCGTCCTCGGCCAGGAGGACGGCTATGCCATAAGCTACGCCGTAGAGGTCCCGGCCACCAGGTGGGAGCCCTCTGGCGTGGACATCGTCGAGGTGGCCGTCGTCGCCTCCCTGGACGAGGCCATCGAGCTGGCCCTCAAGACCCACCTCTGCCAACTGGTCGACGTGGCCCTGGAGGGAGAGCGCATGGTGAGCCTAGTAGAGGAGGAGCAGTCGTGATCACCCCGGAGATGTACCAGAACGCCAAGGACAGGATCGAGCATCTCGAGCGGGAGCTTCGACAGTGCCAGGAGATCGGCAACAACCTGATCGTAGAGAACGTCCAGATCAAGGCCGAGCTCGACCGGGTCAATTCGGAGCTGGAGGGATGGAGGAGGGCCAAGACGTGGGCAGACACTCCCTGATCCTCCTCCTGGCCCTGGCAGGAGCCTCGCCAGCCGCAGGGAAGGACCTTCCCCGCAGTCAGGAGCCCCCACCCCCTCCGCGGCCCTTGGTGACCGTCCCTGCGGAGGCCTTTGCCCATCCCGGATCGCCTCGGACCAGGTGGAGGAGCACCAACCAGATCATCGAGGAGTATCGAACCCCCGGAACCGGGCGGTCGGACTTCGTCGACCAGAGAGGGAGAAGGATCGATTGCTATCGGTCATTCACCGGAAGGGTAGACTGCCGATGATGATCCCGATCTGGAGGACCAAGGACGGTAGGCTCATCCCGGTCAACCAGATGAGCGAGTCGCACCTCCGCAACTCCATCAACCTCATCCTCCGATCTGGTGGCCGGTGGAGGGGGGATCAACTGAATGGCCTCCTGATCGAACTCGAGATCAGGAGGATCACCGGACGATGAGCGAAACCTCCCCTCGAGGGGAGGTCGTCACGACGTGGTGGTCGTGACCTGAATGAGCAGCCAACACCGAAGGAGCATACGGAATGAAGAAAATTTCAAAGGGCGACGTTTCCAAGCTTGAGGAGATCGTGGCCGATCTTACCAGCAAGAAGACGGATGTCGAGACGGCAATCGAAAAGGCCAACGAGGCCATCGTGGAGGCCAACGCCGCCATCGAGGAGTACAACGGCCATCTGGAGGAGGCCGAGGCTCTCCGCGACTCGGTGGTCGGAGCCATCGAGGAGTACGTCGGAGACAAGTCGGAGAAGTGGCAGGAGGGCGACGCCGCCGCCTCCTACGAGGACTGGAAGGGAGAGTGGGAGGGCATCGACTTCTCCGAGGTCGATCCGATCGAGGAGCTGACCGCTCCGGACATGGACCACTCCTCCGAGCTCGAGGGCCTGCCCCAGGAGGTATCGCTGTGAGACTGGTCAATCTGGAAATCAATCCCCTCGACGCGGGAGGGATAAGGGTCAAGGCAATCTCCCGGTTCTCCGGGGAGGAGCACGAGATGGTCCTGCCAATGTCCCTGGACGAGTTCGGCAAGGCCCTCGAGGACTGGGAAGCCAGGAGGGTCCCCATCCAGGAGGCCTTCCCGACGCTCACCGATCAGCAGCGGGAGTTCCTCATGACGGGGAGCACCCAGGAGGAATGGGACAAGGCATTCCCGGAAGACGATGAGGACGAGAAGGGAGACTGATGTGAAGGTAACGATCGAGTTCGACGCCGACGAGGAGACGGTCCAGAAGGTTCTGGCCCTCCTCTCCGGGAAGCCGGCGACGATCCCTCCCCTCGAGGGGAGGCCAAAGCGAAGGAAGGCCGGTCACCCCTACCGGGGAGACAAGGGACTGGTCGATGTCATATTCGGCATCGTCAACGACAGGGGAGGAGAGGCCCGCCTGTCCGAGATCAAGCGAGACGTGAGAAAGCTCAAGGCCTGGAAGACGACCAGCATCTCCGCGGCCATCCACATCCTCAAGCGATCCGGGAAGCTGGCCAAAGCCAACGGGGTCTACACGATCCAGCACTAGAGTTGGAAGGGGGGAGGGCTCTTAACCCCTCCCCCTCATCGAGCTCTAATTGCTCGGGAGAAGGGACAATAGTCCGCTTCTCTTTTTCTCTGATCTGGCCTAGTCTGGTCAGGTCACCCAACGTCATCAGAAGGAGTTAAAACGTGACGAAACTGCAAGACGAAATCAATGCCATGACCTCTACGGCCCAGCTGGTCGGGTTCTACAACCAGATCGCCAACGATCACGACAAGCCTCAGGTCAAGAGGTTCAAGACCATAGAGGAGGGGCGCGACAAGGCGTACCATCTGGCCTGGACCCTGGGCCTAGACGAAGAGGCTCCAGGCGCCGGCAACACCGAGGAGGAGGCCACCGAAGCCAAGCCCAATGGCGGGAAGGCCAAGGCCCCTGCCAAGGCCAAGGGGAAGGCAGCCAAGCCGGCCAAGGAGAAGGAGCCCAAGGAGAAGGCCGCCAAGCCGGCCAGGGAGGACCAGGAGAAGGGACCTCTCGACACCCGGGTGGGAACCCACAAGCACAAGGTCGTCGAGCTCCTGCTAGCCTCCAATGGCAAGGGGGTTGGCCTGAAGGACCTGGCCAAGAAGGTCTACGGATCGGAGGAGAGCCTCGGCAACGTCAAGATGGTGCTCAAGGGCGTCAAGAAGAGTTGCGACGAGAACCCCAGGTTCAAGTTCTCGATCGACAAGGAGACTGCCTCCCTGACCAAGGTTCGCTAGGGACGAATGACGTCTGGAAAGGAAGGTCGAGAATGAAGGACGAAGTCCGCTTCTCTCCAAGCGAGAAGAGAATGCTCGCCATCCTCGAGAAGGAGAGCGAGCCGATCGCGACGACTGACCTAGCGCCGAAATTCTACAAGGGTCGAAAGGGTGGCACGCCGGAACACGCCGTGTCCACCGTCGTCTCGGTATCGAGAGCCCTGGAGAAGAAGACGGCGAGAGGGTTCCCATTCAAGGTGCGGAGATCGGAGAGGGCGGGACCCTATCCGATCAAGGTCTGGATCGATCGAAAGTAAACCAAAGGGGCGGGGAATGACCCCCGCCCCAAAACCATGGAAAAAGGAACGAGAGACGTGAAGAAGTACAAGCCGAAGAGGAAGCCCAGAGCCCACCAGGCAGAGGCCCTCGACAACATGAAGGGAAGGGAGGCGTACGGCCTGTTCATGGCCATGCGCACCGGCAAGACCAAGACGACCACCGACGACTTCGGCAGGCTGTGGGCCGCCGGCGAGGTGGACGACTTCCTCCTGATTGCTCCCGCCGGGGTCTACAAGACCTGGCCAGAGGAGATGGACAAGGACCTGGACCCCCTCCTCGAGGGAGAGCTGGACAAGCTCCTGTGGGGCTCCGGCTCCTCCAAGACTGCCAAGGGGGAGGAGGCCATCGACGAGTTCATCGCCAGGAGGAAGAAGGGCGACCGTCCTCGGGCCATGTTCATCAACGTCGAGGCCCTCTCCACGGTGGAGAGAGCCCAGCGGCTGGTCTCGGAGTTCGTCCGGCAGCGCCGCTGCTACGTGGCCATCGACGAGAGCACCAGCATCAAGGAGGGAAGGAGCAAGCGAAGCAAGTTCCTGATCACCAAGGTTGCCCCCTTTGCCACGTACCGCCGGATCCTGTCCGGCCTGCCCACTCCCCAGAGCCCGCTGGACATCTACGCCCAGTTTGCCTTCCTCCAGCCCCAGAAGCCGCTGGGCTTCTCTTCCTTCGTCAACTTCCGGGCCCGGTACGCCGTGGTCCGGAGACAGCAGATGGGTGCCCGGTGGTTCGACCTGATCGTCGGCTATCGGTTCCAGGAAGAGCTGGCGGAGAAGATCAGGGACCATAGTTTCCGGGTCACGCTCGAGGACTGCTACGACCTCCCCGAGAGCGACTATCAGATCAGGCACGTTGCCCTGACCAGGGAGCAGAAGGACGTCTATGGTCAGCTTCGAGACAGGGCCGTGGCCGTGCTCTCCGAGACGGAGAAGGTCACTGCTGATCTGGTCATCACCCAGCTGCTTAGGATGCACCAGGTGCTCTCCGGGGTGGCGGTCGACTCGACTGGGAAGATGCACGCCATCCCGGAAAACCGCACGGGCGAGCTGTTGGACCTCCTCGAGGAGTACGACGGCAAGGCCGTGATCTGGTGCGCCTACGACGTCTCCGTCCGGCAGGTCGTCGAGCAGCTCGAGAGGAAGTACGGCGAGGGCTCCGTCGCCCGGTTCTGGGGAGGCAATGCCAACACCCGGGAGGAGGAGGAGAGGGCCTTCAAGAACGATCCCGAGTGCCGGTTCATGGTCGCCACCGCGGCGGCCGGGGGAAGGGGAAGGACCTGGAGCGTCGCCGACCTGACCGTCTACCACTCCAACACCCACAACCTCGAGCACCGATCCCAGAGCGAGGAGCGGGTCAAGGGCATAGGCAAGGAGAGCCGGGCCCTCTACGTCGATCTCGTCTCCCCTGGCACGGTGGACGAGAAGATACTCATGAGCCTGAAGAACAAGATCAACCTGGCGTCGATCCTCACGGGCGACGAGTGGCGAAAATGGGTGGTGTGATGACGAGCGAGCACAAGAGAATGAGAGACGGGTTCGCCGCCGCGGTGGAGGAGGTGCTCAGGGCCTCCCTCGTGGCGGGGGAGAAGATCGAGAGGCGAGAGAACCTGATCGAGATCAGGTTGCCGACCGTCGCCTTCAATGTCATTGTAACGATCAAGAGGGGGAGCCTGGTCGATGGCTAACAGGAAGAAGATCGTCGGGACCCTGGTCGTCATCGGAGTCGATGGCAAGATAGAGGAGAGGCCGATCGAGGTCGGGGACGTGGCCAAGGAGGTTCGCGCCGTCCTCGACGATCACCTGGAGGCGGTTCCGTACTTCTCCCAGTACAAGGGGAAGAGGTGCGTCGCCTTCTGCGGGGAGAACGGCAAGAGGAAGGGCCTGGCCCCGAACCTGCTGGCGACTACCATATGGCAGCTGGAGTTCCCCCCTCCCCACAACCAGGACTACATCGCCGGACCGGTGGCCATCGTCCACGGGCCGGCCAACTTCATGAGGGCACTATGACATACTACCCGAAGACCTACGAGGAGGTCGAGGCCCTCTGCAGGGAGGTCCACTCCCTGCTCGACCAGGCCCTCGCCGAGGGCTGGCGGGCACAGGCCAGGGAGAGCCATACCGTCGCCGATATCCTCTCCCGGAAGGGGGAGGAGGACAGCATCGAGGGCGGGCTGATGTGGGACGACTTCGTGATCCTCCGCCTGCTCCAGAGCATGGCCAGGGCGGACGGGGCCTCGTACCCCCTGTTCTGCATCACCCGACACACCGCCGCAGCGGGCGAGCTGATGAGGCTCTCCCCCCACTACCCCTTGGAGAGGGCCAAGAACGTTCGAATCGAGGAACGGATCTGGGCCATGGACCGCCTCGCCCACGGGGAGAGACTGGAGCACCCCAACGACGTCACCCCCGGCCATGCCAGGATGTTCTTTCGAGACTTCAAGGCGAGGCGAGGGTGAAGGACTACGACGACCCAGCAATTCGAACTCTTGTCGTCCGGGCCATGGCCTCGGTCTTAATCTCCTCCCAGGTCGACCTCTCCGACGAGGTGGCCTGCTGGAGGAGGCTGGTTAGGGCGGGGTTCTCCAGGGAGAGCATCGGGGACGTCCTCCCCGAGATCCGATCCACCTGGAGGAGAAAAGGGGGGAGGTCTCGATGAGGCTTCCCCCCTTTTTCGTTTCTAGAAAGCCCGCAGGGGAGGCTCGCCAGAAGCCGCCGCGGGGTCCCGGGCCTCCTACCACGTCCCTGCCCCTTGGTGCGGCCTGGCGAGCGGTCCCTACAGGCTGGCGAGGCATTTTCCCCATTTCCCCTCCATCTGGTGCGCATCCTGGCGGTCCGAATGCCCGGCCGGGGTACTATCCCCAGGGCCCGTGCGCCAGAAAGGGGCTCCCCCTCCCTCGAGGAAGGGGAGCCAGGGAGGTCCCCGGGACAGCCTATTCCCCGGGGACCGTGGGCCAGATGGCTCGAGGGAGGAGAAGCGTCGGCCCATGGGGAGAAGGAGCTTTTACCCCAAAGACGCTCTCAGGCCCCAGGCACCTTCCCCACCTCTTCCCCCTGGGCATCGAGCAGCTTGACCTCGATCGGGGAGTCGGAATAGACGGCGATCAGGTACGAGTTGTTCGGCTCCGGCTTGGGGGTCGGCACGGGCTCCTCTACGGACGCCGCCTTGATCGCCTCGAGGAAGGTCCTGTGGTAGCCGGCGATCTGCTCGTCGCAGTCGTTGCCGTTAACGATCTGCCGGGCGTTGACCGGGTCGTCGTCCTCCTCGTTGAAATACTGGTCCAGCTTCCTCCCGGTGAACCAGCCCTCCGCCATGCCCCTGAACGTCACCCTAGAGGCGATCAGGGAGTCGAGCGCCATCTCGGGGTGCGCCACCAGGTCCCGCTCGTCGATAAGGCCGAGCTGGTCGGAGGCATTTCGATAGTTGGTCTCCCAGGTCAGCATCACGAAGCCGCGGCCGATGTACGGCCAGTACTCCTTGCCCTGCAGATACTCGTCGGAGCCGTACTCGGTGATCGGCCACATCCGAAAGGCGGTCTCGTGGTAGGCGGTCGCCAGAATGTAGGCGAGCCACCGAATGTCGGTCATCTCCCCTCCGGCGACCTGATAGTCCCAGACCGCTAGGATGACGTTCTGTCCGTCGACCTGGATCTGCTCCATTGATCCGGAGAAGAGCTCGGCCCTGACGGCATCGAAATACACGTCCCTGTCAATCATTGCTTTGGTCCTTCCAACATCATGGGCGGCCCCGACGGCCAGAATGCCCAGACCGAGATCGCGACGACGGCGGTCAGGAGGAGGATGGCCAGCATAACCGCTCCCTCCCTGCTCATCTGATCCTCGGCAGCCCGATGTCGACGCCGGTCAGGGCCAGGAGGTCGAGGACGATGATCAGGATGCCGACGACCATCGAGACGATCTTGGCGATCTTGTTCAGTGGCTCCGGGAAGGGGACGTAGTCCGCCGCCCAGAAGATCAGGCCGACGATGAGGCCGACGATCAGAATGTGAATGAGGATGGTGACCATGGTTCGATTCCTTTCACTTCTTTGACTGCCCCGGTGGCTCTCCCCCGTGACCAGGATTGGCCCCGGCCTTGTTGCCCTGGCCGGGATTGCCCGGCCTCCCGGTAGACCCATCCGGGTTGTGCCCCGGGGGACCCCCATCGCCAGGACCAGGACCAGGGTCGGGACCAGGGTCGGGACCAGGGTCGGGACCAGGATCGGGCCCAGGGCCGCCGCCAGGAGGGTTCCCCCCTCCCGGGGGTGTTCCTCCCCCTGGAGGAGAAGAACCGCCTCCAGCCCCGTCCCCCACGGGAGGAGGACCAGAAGAGTCGGGGCTCGAGGGAGGGGAGGAGGATGGGGAGGCCGAGGTTGGGCTCGGGCTCGTGGCCGATACTCCAGGGGGCCTCTTGCACAGCAGGGAGGTGTTGACCCTCTTGACCCTCTGGAGGAACCGACATTGGACGTCGTCGAACTCCACGTTGGAGGACGGGGTCATGCAGCCCGAGAGGAGGAGCACGGTCAGGGGAAGGAGCCATCGCTTCACCTCTCCCTCTCATTTCGCTTCTTCTTTGGCGGGGGTCGGGGGTCCGGAGGGGGAGGGCATATGTCCGTTGTGTCCACTCCCGTTTGTCGGAGCACCCGGCACTGATCCTCGCTGAACCTCGGGGGCTTCTCCGCCGCCGCCAGGAGCATTGCCAGAGCTATTGAGCATGCGATCCGCGATGAGCTTGAGGCTCGCGCAATAGGAAACCATCTCGTCGTCGCTTGGCCTGTGGTTGACGACGACCGAGACGAACCACCTGTCGATGCCCGAGAAGGCGAAGCCGCTCGACACGCTCCACAGATCCGGGCCGCCTCTCTCCTTGACGTGGCGAAGAGTGCAGCCACTGGATTGATCGATCTCCTCATAGGTGCTCATCAGTCGATTCATGACCTTCTCATCATTGAGGGCCTTCCATATCACGTAGACCGGCACCGCGACAATGGCCAGCAGGGCGATGACCAGGACGTTCGAGACGGTCAGCCCCCTGATGGCATTGAGCCACCCCATCCAGCCTCCCTGCGAGGGAGGGGGAGGAGGGGCGTCGATCACTCGTCATCCCTCTTCTTCCTGTCCCGGCATGACCTCTGGCTCTGGAGGGGGAGGAGCAACGAACTCCCCCTCGACGTAGGTCCAGCCAGGGCCGGCCTCCTCCGTCTCCACCAAAATGGCATCTCCGGGAATGGCCCCGATCGCCGCCAGGTCTTGCTGCTGGTCGACGCTCTCGACCTCTATGACGTTGATGACTTCCTCTCCGACGATGACTGCCGCTCTCATTACCTGTACTCCGTTACGATGACGAGGCCGGCCGTGCCGCTGCCGCCGGCCAGCGACCCGCCTCCATTGATTGCCCCGGCTCCTCCCCCTCCGGCCCCGTTGCCGGTGGCGGCTCCTCCCAAACCCGACTGGGCGGACGTGGTGGTAGTGGCGAAGCCAAGGCCTCCATCGCCGAATCTGGAACCGCCTCCAGTTCCGGCGCGGACCAGGGTGGTCGCCCCATTGTAGATGCCGATCGACCAGCCTCCCCGACTTCCCGGAATGTTAATGTCACCTCCGGTTGCGGCTCCGCCGCCTCCGCCGTTATAACTGATCATCCCGGCCGAGCCGGAAGCGCCTCCACCACTCCCGCCGCTGGCGGTCAGAAGATTGGTTCCGTCGTTGTAGACCGAATTGCCTCCTGCCGCTCCATTGGTCCCGAACGATCCTATCGTGCAGGCCGGGGAGAACGTGCCGGCGGGCCTGATTATCCACTTGGACGCATAGCCGCCGCTCCCTCCCCCGGGGGCCGGGGAAGCCTGGTTGGCAGAGGTACCGTTGCACGCCCCGCCTCCTGCTCCCCCTCCCTGGACCTCGACCTGAAAGGCCTTGGTGTCGGCATGAAGGGAGATGGCCCCGCTGCTCAACAAGACCTGTTGCCTGACGAAACTGTACTCCGGATTGGCAACCCCGACCGTCTTCCAGACCGCTCCGTCCCACTGGTAGACGGGACCTCCCGGAGGGGAATAGGTCTGACCGACCGTTGGGGAATTGGGAAAATTGAAGGCCATCAACCGGCTCCTCCCTCGAGGGAGGCCAAGCGGGCCTCCAGTTCCTCATTCTTGGCTACCAGGGCATCGACCCTGGCGTTCAGCTCCTGGACGTTGGCCATCAGCATCGGGACGAACTTCGAATGATCGATCATCCACGGCATGAAGTCGGGGTCGCCGAACTTGGCGTCCGGGTTGTACCCCTCCATCTTCGGGTCGGGGGCAGTCACCGCCTGCGGGTAGACCGTGTATGCCTGCTGGGCCGACATGCCGAAGTAGGTCTGGTTTTCCGGGGGCTCCACTCCCTCGACCTCAATGTAGCGGTGGGCCTCCTCTCCCTGGGGCACGATGTGCTGGTACTCTATCACCTCGATGGCGTCGACCAAGGCCCTGGCGTCCGCCGCCGAGGCCGGATGGACGTCGGATTTGATCCTGATGTCGGACGAGGTGGCGTATGTCGTGGAAGTGGTGTTGGGAGAGCTGATGCTGCCGGCCGTAGAGGAGGTGTTCCTGAACAGGATCATCGGCCCGTTGCCGGTGACCCTGTTCCTGCAGATGAGGCCCCAGCCGTACTGATAGTCTATGCCCACGTCGGTGACTATGCTGTCGAAGGTTATGCCTCCATTCTGGTCTCCAAGGGACACCCCCGCCGAGGAAGAGAACCCCCTGAAAGTGCTTGACCCACCGGAGGCCACGAAGCCGGTGCCGGCAACGACTGCTCCGCCCGCATAGATGGCGCCGGCGGCCCCAAAACCTCCCCTGCACGTCAGGGACCCGGTAGTGGTGTTGGTGGAAGCCACGGTGGAGTAGACGACGCATTCCCCGGTGTTTCTAAGAAACGATAGGACATTGCCAATGGCAGTCCCATTATCATCGGAGCGACCCAGTATGAAATTGGACCCGGTGTTGGAGCCGCTCTCCGCGGTCGAGTCTCCCAGCACCATGTACCAGCGAACCTCGTTGCCGGCCTTCCCGTTAATCGTGCAGCTCGCCCCCGACGCCCACTTGTTGAGGGCAAAGACGGCATTCTTTTCCTGCGTCCCTGAGCCGCTGGCGTTGATCTGCATCTCGCTGTACTCGTTCATGGTCAAGACGCCAGAGCCACTTCCATCGAAACTGTTCGAGACCACGAATGCATTGATCGCTCCAAGGTCCTTGAAGCCGGCCCACATGTCCGCGCTGGCGGAGGTTATGTAATCGTCGACGTGAGCAGCGACGTTCATCTGCACCCACTGGGAGGAGTCGGCGTCGGCGTACCAGATGTACGTGTTCCCGGTGTCGCTCTCGAACCACTGCTGTCCGGGAGTGGGATTGGCAGGCGGGCCATCGCTGATCGGGGTACTGACGACCACCCCCTGCCAGGCGGCATTCTTTCGAACGTACTGGACCCCATCGGTCGGGGCCTCGTTGATCTTCAGAGCCAGGTCATGCGTGGTTCCCCCTATCCTGACCTTGTAGCCGGAGGCTGTGCTCCAGACGTCTCCCTCGAGGGGGGAAGCGGGGTCGAAGCCCGGGGCGACGTTGAGGCCGGCCCCCTCCACGGTGGCCGACGGTATCGTGGTGATCTTGCCGGTGAAGTCTCCCCCGGAGGTCGGGAACTTGTCGGTGGCCAGGTCCAGTATCTGGTCGACCGTCAGCTTGCTGGTCAGCCCGCCGAGCATGGTCGGCAGCTCGTGGGCCCTGTCCACCGCGCCGGTCTCGGGGAGTTGATCGATTCGAATGCCTACCATTGGTCGTCTCCTTCTCAGTACCGCCAGGCCGACAGGGTGGTCTCTCCCCACGGACCGTGAGTGGCGTTGGTCATCGGCCACTCCCAGTCGCCGGTCGTCTGGGTGTTGACCGTGTATCGATTCTGGGTCGTGATCGCCACCCTGTTCATGTATCCGCTCATGAAGTTCCCCTTGGTCTGGCCGCAGACCGAGTGGATCGAGACCATTGGGGTTCTCCCCCAGTCGATGGAGAACTGGGCAGCGTAGACCACGCCATCCATCGGCACGCCGGCATTGAAGATTATTCCTGGGCCGGTCTTGACCTCGAACTTCTCCAGACGCACGGCATTCCTCAGGTTGGTGATGGTCGCGATGTTGCTCGAAGAGGTGGTCATCCTGGCGATCAGCATGTCGTCGTAAGTCGAGTCGAACAGACTGTTGGCCTCGGACAGGGAGGTCGGGTTGTAGGCGGCGTCGGTCAGCCTCCTCAGCCTGAACCCATTGGTCTTGTCCCACCGGAGGTGATAGGTCGTGCTCGGGTCCGTGGCGAAGTCCGTCTGGACCGTGGTTACCGGGTAGATGCCTCGGTGAAGGAAGTCCACTCCTCCGGGCATCCTGACCGATCCGGCAGCCGGCTGGGTGCAGATGATCCGATTGTCGATGTTCATTATCTCTGGGTGGATCGGCAGTCTGCTCCTGGCCTGGCTCATGAGCAGGTAGTCGGTAGTGTCCCCTGACCCGGTGGCGGCGGCTATGAGTTGCTCGATGGCTTCCCTCAGCTGGGTGTATCGATCGTCGGTTGGAACTAGGCCGGCATACTCTATGACGTGACCGATCTCCGCCTCCAGTCTATGCTGGAGGAGATTGAACAGCTGCCTGTCGGCCGGCCCGCAGGCGTGACCAAGGCTCTTCTCCGTTGACGTCGGGAATCGCTTCTCGCCCGTATTGGCGAATGGAGGAGTAAAATTTGCCATCTCTCAGGTCACCTTATGTTCGTGCACTCGTATGGACCGACATTGATTTCGCACATCCAGTCGGCGTCACCGAGAACCGTTCCCGTTATGATTTCCGTCACCCCGTCCTCCGTTACCAAAGGATCGTCGCCCTCCGTGATGATCGGGGCATCTCCCTCTCTAAACTCGTCGCAGAAGCCTCCCCATCCCTCGCCGAAACCGAAGATGGGATTGGTGAAGAAGTGGAACCTTGCCTGAACTCCCATGGGGATGGGCAAGACTCGAGGATAGAGCTGGAGGAAGGTTCTCTCGTTGGCAGTCAGCTCCCTCCCGGGAGAGATGACTGCCCTCCCGTGACCGGCGTCGATGACCCAGGCGGTCTCTCCCCAGAATATCTGAATGGCCGCAGTCAGGTCATCGAGGGAGTAGAGCGACATCATCTGGTAGCGGCGGACCTGGAGGAACTTCCGATACAATTCGTCGTCGTCTATGCAGATGTCAACGACCGAGAATATTCCGCAGTCGAGCCAGGTCTGGGAGTCGTCGCAGAACCCGGTGACGTTGTGCTCCGGCTCGTAGTACGGATCGTCTTGGCAGTCGAAACCAAAGACTGCCTGGGTGACGCAGGTGCAGTGACAGCGAGGCCAGCCCATCCTCTCCCCGATCAGGGTCAGCTGATCGCCGACGGCCGAATCGAGATCAAACTGCTCCGGCAGGTCGCAGATGACCCTGATCACCTCGCCGGCCTGGCGAAGATAGGTCCTGATCATGTGGAGCAGCTTCGGGCTCTCCCGATACTGGGTCAGAACCCGGTGAACGTGCTCCTCGACTAGAACCTCTATGATCGGGCAGTCGGCCATGTCACACAATGACCTCCACGTCGGCCGCCTCGAACGTGGCGAGCTCGGAGAACGCGATCGGAAGATCGCCGAGCATGGGTTCTCCAGGCCCTCCCTTCCTCATGGTCTCTATCGACACGACCTCGACGTTTGGAAACAGAGCCTCGATCACCGATCGGATCCGGTAGTGGGTGACGTCATCCCCGTTGAGCATCTGGTGACTGCCTCCAGGAGCCAGAGCCTCCAGCAGGGCCTCCTCCATCGACATGATCGACGGGGGAGGACAGCCATAGACATCCTTCCTGACTCGAATGTTGATATTCATCAGAACGGGCACCAGATAGGGCCTGAGGATAACCAGAGTTCGGCAGTATCCCTCCGTAACTGTCGTGATGTAGGTATTGCCGTAGAGCGATATCCCGGGTGCAACGAATCGTCTAATAGCCTCTCCGACCTCCTGATCTGAGCCTCCGAGAACGGCAACGCAGAGGGTTCCTCCTGGAAGCCCGGTGACCTGATCGAGAAGCGAGGTGTCGTTGACCCAGACGTGGCAATAGGTGACCCCATCGACGTTCGTGACTGCTCTGGCCAGGTCCTGGACATCGACCCGAGCTCGGCCCTGGTTAGTGATGGCCTTCCTGAAGTCCGCATCGCTCTCTCCCGTCATTCGATCCATGAGCCTGATCTTGGCCAGGATGTTGAGGCGACTTCCCTCTGCCTGGTCGACGTCGTAGCTCTGATAGACGTCCTCGGCGAACTCCCAGAGGATCGTGGTCATCATGGCGAACAAGCCGTTGACCTGCCCGAAGGGAGACTGAGGCGTCTGGATGACATTACCTCCGAACTCTGTGATCATGGCATTCTCGATGTCCAGGAGGATGGCGTTGAAGCCCTTCCTGTTGAACCCGGTAGGTACGACTCCGTAGTCCGTCATGTCGATATTCCCACGTTGGCGATCCAGACAGTCTGGTCATCGTATTCGGTGGCCACGTCCATGCCTCGAATCATGAGGTCCCTCCTGGCTCGGTCATAGCCGATGGACAGGGCATTTATACCAGTCACCCCCGGAGTTTCTAAGACCTCATTTTTGACCATGACCTCTGCCAGGGTGGGATTGAATCGATGCCCCATGATGTCCTCTAGCCACCTGACCCCGGCCTCGACATCGAGGAACCACTCTCCCTCAAAGGTCATGAGCCTCCAGCGAACATGATGAGCCACGGCCTCCGGGCCAAGGGCGATGCCGATCTGGTGATCGTCCCTGACGAAGAGGTCCGAGATGCCATCCTCGTTCGGTCGCATCGACAGGGTGAAGTGAGGAGGTTCCACGCTCACAGAGCCATCCCCTTTATCTTGGCGGCAATCGACATGAGGGCGGCCCTGTTCTTGAGGGCGTGCCCCGTGCCGGCAGACGATCCGTAGTTTATCTGAAGCTCGTCAGAGGCGACCAGCTCCATGAACTCGGCTATGAGGGCGTAGATATTGCCCTCGCTCCCCTCGATCTTCACCTTGCCCGAGGAGGAACCCTTTATGCCGAACTTGCCATCCTCGTCGAACCTGATGTGGGAGTTCTCCGAGTCGAAGTTCTTGATCGGGTTCTGCAGGCTCTCTCCCCCATCGAGGTGAGCCTCCATGTCGGAGATGTGGAAGGACCTGGCATCGGAGGCCTCCCCGTCGTCCTTGGAGTGGTAGTTCTCGCTGCTCCTCATCTGGGGACGAAGCGTGACGAAGTCTCCGGCCTTGATCGGATAGGTGACTGCTCCTCCCCCGGCCCTGGTGAACCTGATCGGAACCTCGTACAGCTCCGGCATGTCGATGGCCTTGCCATTATGGCGAGGCTTGTGGAGGGGCTGGATCGTTGCCGTCTGCTTGGCAGAATCGAACGACACCACCTTGCCTGGTATCTCTCCCCACATGGACTGACGCTCGTCGAGCGTCTGCTGTCCAGAGACATCGTCCGGGTGATTGGTCGTTTTTCCTAGCCTGCCTGGCATCACGCCACCACGTCATCTTTCTCTTTTCCAGGAAACGTCTTGATCTCCGGCGACTCGGTGTTCTCGACCGTCTCGTTCTTCTTGCCCTCGTCGACCTTCCCCTCCTTCATCGACTCGGCAGTGATGAAGACGATCATGCTTCCCTCTCGGTTGTCTCCGGCGTATCGACACTCACCAACCCTGTACTCTCCCCCCTCCGCATTCATCTCCAGGACCTGGCTCTCGATCCTCACCTTGATCCCCGGCTTGATCTCCGGGTTGAGCAGGACCGACACCTTGATCCCGTTGTCGGTTATGGTCGGCACGTTGATCATCCCGGACTGAGGCGTTATGTGGACGATCCCTCCCACGGTTCCGTCTCCGGGCATGACCTCTGTGTTGCCATTCTGAATCGACCAGTAAAAACCGAAGCCTCGAGAGAGGATGTCGAACTCGCGCTTGACGGAGCCAACGACCGCGTAGGGCCTCTTCATGGTCGGCAGTTTTTCGGGCAGCTTCCATTCTCCCTTTCCCACTCCTTCCTTCTCGAGCTCTCCCTGCAAGTCGTTCATGACGGTCTCGACCTTAGTCCCAGACTTGTACGACTTGCTGACGGTAGAGTTCCTCACTCCCTTGTCGCCGTCCCCACAGGTCAGGGTCGTAATGATCGTCGGGCCATCCCTCGTGTGCATGACGTCTCGAATGTTTCCCTTGAAGATGACCCCTGTGTTGTCGCTCCCGAGGGGAGGCCAATAACCGGCCTCGAGCTCCACCTCGTCAAGCTCCTTGCCCAGGGCATTCCTCGAGCTCTCCGAGAGGTTGAACAGCTTGATCTCAGCCTCGTTCTGGGTCGACGAAATGCTCTTGCTGACATCGAACTCTATCTTCAGGTCATGAGGCTGCCACTGATCGTCGTGGTTGATCAGGATGGTGCCTCCGGACCCGGAGCACTTGAGCTTGACCTTACGGAGATATTGTAATGGCATAAGTTGCCTCCTCCACCAGAGCGTCTACGTCTGACTGAAGGGCGTGGTACAGCTTTACGTCTCCTCCCACGAGCTGAAGCCTCCCCGGCTCTATGTCCTCTCCACCGATCCTGTCGGTTCCCGCGAAGAGCACCCCGATGCCAAAGTCGAACGGCTCGAGGAGGTCCACGCCGGCGACTATCCTCCTGCCGTGGAGGACCATGTTCTCGTCGATGCCGAGGTTCATGTTCCACCGGTTCATCGTCGGGTTGTACCTGATCCTGATGGTCACCCTCTTCCCTCCCAGAGTTGCGGAGAACTGCTGGTCAGGGGCGTCTATGATCCTGAACGACACGAGGCTCATCTTGGACCTCCGAAGCTCGGGCCAGTTCCCGGGGCTGGCTCTGGGGTCAGCCACCTCTTGAGGATCGAGCGGTTGGGCTCCGGCTTGGTCGGCTGATCCCCTCGAGTCGTTGTCCCATCGGTCCTGTCCTTCGTCGGCTGGCTGTCGGACTTCCCGTTGCCGGCGGCCTTGCTTCCTCCTCCCTCCGCCTGGGTCTTTGCCGTCGAGACCATGATCACCTCCTGGAGCAGGGCCGATCCTTTAAGAACGCATGAGGTGATCGAGTCTCGCTCGGCGCGAAGGTCCTTTATGAGCATCGACTTGTAGATGTTCAGCCCGGCTATGATGAGGAAAGGAATGCGAGTCTCCTGAAACTTGACCAGGGCGATGTAGGTCAGGGCGGCGAAGCGATCTGCGAACTCCAGCTCCAGCCTCTTCGGCTCGACGTACGAGTGGTCGGTGATCTTGGCCCCAGTCTCGATCGGCAGCTCCGTGATCCCGAGGGAGGAGGAGTGCCCCTCCTTGAGGATGACCGAGAGTGGAACCGGTCCGATTCGAGAGTTGTAAAATATGATGCTCACGCCGCCGCACTCCCCTGCATTCTGGCCGGCTTGGAGGCAAGGCCTGCTCCCCTGGTCACGGCATTGCCGACGGCCCTTGCGGTGGCGTCTGGCGCCTGGTCTGGGTTGGTCACGTTAACGTTGACCGGGGCGGTGATGGAGACGTTGGAGTTGGTGTTGGATCGATCGCTGTTGATGGTCGCCCCTGCCGCAGCTCCTCCCGTCTTTCCAGAGTTCCCGGCGTAGTTGTCCATGAGGCTCATCGGAGGTCCGAACTGCTCCCCCGTGGCCCTGGCCGTGGCGGTGCCAGAGTAGCCGCCAGAGAGAAGCTTCCGGGCCTTGGCTCTGTGGCCTCCCATCTGCTTCTCCCACTTGTCCCTGACCGTTCCCCAGGTCCCTCCCGCGGCAGCGTCCCTTGCCCCAGTGGCCGTGGCCGACCCAGCATTGACGGCGGCGTAGGCATTGAGGCCCGTGTGCTTACCCGGGATGAAGCCGTGATCGAGGAGGTACTGCTCGGCCGCGACGACCTGGTCGGTGATGCTGGTGTTAGGCCCGACGCCGTACTTCCTGGCCTGCGGCTCTCCCCACTGGATGAGCCCTCGGTGCTGGCCCCACTTGGTCCTCGGGCCCTTCTGCCACGGATCGAACGTCCCTCCGGTCTCGAAGCTCATGAAGGTGGCCAGGTCCTCTGGGCTCATCTGGAGCCTGGCCGCAGAGGCCTTGATCGCCTGGGACAGCTCGGTGGCTCGAGCGCTGCCAAGCTTGATCCTGCCGGCGCTTCCTCCTCCCCCAGTGCCGCCAGTCCCTCCACCGGTCCCATAGTTGTCGTTTCCTGCCCCGCCAGAGCCTCCCCTGGCGCCGCCACCGGATCCCCCGGTAGAGTATGAGGCATTGGTCACCATGCCGCCATAGCCTCCTCCCCCTCCCGTGGAGTAGGAGGCAGGGGAGGCTCCCCCTGCCCAGCCCGGGAGAATGGACTTGAACCAGTTGATGAAGTCGTCCTTCATCGCCTTGATCCCCTCGAGGATAGCCGCGCCCATCTTCCTCCCGAAGTCGACTAGGGCCTTGTAGACCGCCTCGCTCATGTTGGCGATGCCGGTGAGGAACTCGTTCCACTTGTCGATGATAGCCTGGATGGCCATCTCGCCCCTGGCCCTCAGGCCGGTCCAGAACCTGGAGATTGTGTCGAATGCCGACCTAAACGCCGCGACCATGTCGTTGATCTTGGCCTGCATCGTGTCGACGAACTCGTTCCGGAGCCTAATGATGTTATTCCACCACTCCTCGAACGTCCTCCAGGCATTCTTCATCAGGTCGATGAAGCCCTTGATCGCCTTCTCGATCCACGGGAACTGATCCAGGAAGGACCCTATGACCGAGTCGCCTCCCTCCATGTACGTGAAGAAGTCGTCGAGCGCCAGCCCGGCGGCGATGAACAGGGCGGCGATCGGGTTGGCCGCTATGACCAGGGCTCCAAGAGCGATAGCCAGGCCCTTGAGGATCGGCCCGAAAGTCTCCCAGTGCTTGTTGATGAAGGCGACGTGGGTGGCTATCCTCTCGGCCACTACCCCAATGACATCGGCGGCCTTCATGAAGATGCTGCCGATGAACTCCGCCGCCTTCTGAAGGGTCCCGTCCTTGTCCCACTTGTCGATCGTCTCGAGGAGGGAGCTGAGGCGCTTCTTGGCCTGCTCGAAGAAGCCAGTCTCGGATATCCGCCGGAGGAAGCCAGTCCAGGCATCGCCGAGGTTCGACATCATGCCCTTGAAGGTCTTCGACTGCTTCTCCATGGCGCCGCCGAAGCGCCTCTCGAAAGTCTCCCCCAGGAACTTGGTGATTTCAGTTCCGCTCTTCTTGACGGTCTTGCTCAGCTCCTTGCCGTTCTCGATCCAGGAGAAGGTCACCTCATCGCCGGCAGTCTTGGACTTGATGCCATACTCCTTGAGCCGCTCGAACTCCCCAGTGGCCGCGTCAGCGAATGCCTCGACGGCGGAGTTGAGGTCCTTGCCCATGGCCGAGGCGGTGTCGCCAAGGGTCTTGAGCGTCCCGTCCATCGGGTCGATGCCGTAGGCCTTGAGCTTGACGAAGGCCTGGGTGATCCCCTCCACCTCGTACGGCGTCGTCCGAGCGAACTGGCTGATCCAGTCCATGCTCTTCTTGGCCTTGGCGGAGGAGCCCTCGATCGTCTCGAGGGTGACTTGGAATTGCTCGAACTTACCGGCTGTATCCAGGATGGCCTTGCCCAGGAAAGCGAAGCCGGCGCTGGCGGCCGCCCCGGTAACCATGGCCATCCTGCCGATGGCTCGCCCGACATTGTACGCCGTCTTCTCGAGGCCCTTTAGGTTCTGCTCGTACTTACGAATCTCGGCCTGAGAGTTCGGGTCGACCTTGTATCCGAGTATGGCGACTAGTTCGTCTATGATCACTTCGTCGACTCCTCGTTGGCCTTCTCATTCCTGGCCGCTATCAGATCGAGGGCCTCGTGGGCATCAAAGACGTCCTTCAGCGTCACCCACTCATAAAGGTCCCTCTGCGTGTAGATGGGAGGATCCGCCACGACCGGCCTCCACAAAAAGAGGTCCAGGTTCGGGGCGATCATTCTCATCTCTCTGATCGTCAGGCCCGACCGCTTGTCCTTTGGCTCCCAGCGGCCAGGAGCCCGGAGAAAAAATCGCCGAACTGCTCCTGGGCTACCCAAACCACGACTGGGATGATGTCTCCGCCATAGCCGGTAAAGTCACCATCGAAGTCAACCCTGTCATAATCCCCGGAAGGCCTCTTGACCTCGGCCAGCTCGGCGAGCTCCTTGATCATCCCGGCGAGTTCCTCGGGATCGGTCTTGGAGAAGATGTCAGCGAATGCCTGAACCGCATGGGCATTGGCCAGCTCCCTCTCCTGATCGCTCCTGTTGGGTCCAACTCCCCTGAGGATTTCGGGAAGCCTCTCGATCGCCGGTCCGGCCAACCTGAAGAGCCTGGCCTGGACCATCATCGCTCTGGTCGCCAGCATAGGCTCAACTCTGAAGGTCCTTCCATTGATCTTCTTTTCCGATACTCTGTACGCACTCTTTTCGTCAGCCATGGCTGCTCCTTCCTTCCGTCAGGGCTCGAGGGGAGATGGGCCGTCCCTCCTCGAGCCGTTGGCGACGATCATGGGAACGGGATTTCGGGTATCCACTGTCCGGTAACGAGGACCCACTCCCTGGCCGCCGCGTTGACGCCCTTCTGATCGCTCGGGGCGGTCTGGATAAACGCCTGATCGGCGGAGCCTCCCTCGTTCGAACAGACGTCGATGATCTGGACGGGGAAGCCGAGCTGCACGCAGCCGACATTCCTCTGCCGAGAGAGCTTCTGGGAAAGCAGCCGGTGAGCTGGAGAGGTGTGCTGGAGACGAACGGTGATCGTTGCTCCCTCGTTGGCATGAGCAGAGAAGATGGAGGAGCCATCGGCCCCGACCATCATGGTTCCCACGTCGATGAGGGGAGCGATCTGCACGGCATCGTCTCCATCCCACAGACCGTTGACCAACTGGCCATCGATCGTGATCGAGACGTTTTTCATGCTGTAGGCAGACGACTTTGCTCCGGAACTGGGCATGTGATGAACCTCCTTCTATCAGTTAGCCGTCCTTCCTCAGAACGTCATGCGGTAGTTGATGGTCGTGTAGTGGATCGCCCCGGCGTACCGGAACTCGACCTGGATTTCTGGCGCGATGCGGGCCTTCCTCTGGGAGGCCGGCACGGAGAGCACCGGAGGGATCCGGTAGGTGATGGCGGGGAGATAATCGCCTGTCTCCGGATCGAGGTCATCGGCGATGAGCCCGGCCCTGATCGCCATCTGCATGACGGTCCTGGGCCCGCTCGCCAGCTGCTGCATGCCGACGTCGGTGTAGGGGATCCGGTTGTTGTTGAGCAGGATGCCCAAAGTCTCCTCCTCGGTCCTGGCAATGATCCAGTCCGTGGCATGGATTTCGTCGATGAACACGTTCGGGATCAGGGTCGATCCCTCGGCAACGAAGAATTGGCCTCCGATGTCGATGAAGGTATTGGCCATGGCACCAGTCTCGAGGGCCTGACCCAGGGCGGGCGTGAAGCCGGTGACCGCCTGGACCACGGCGGAGCCCTTATTGACCACGGGGACCCCTCTGAGCTTCTTGAACTTCGCCGTGTAGGCAGAGTTTGCCTGATCGAAGTTAAAGGTCCCACACAGGGCGGCGAGGCTCAGGCCTGGGTACTGCTCGTCGTCATCGTGGTAAAAGATGGCAGTCCGATCGAACTGGCCCTTGTTCCTCC